CTTCGTAGGCGTCATACGCCATCAACACCCATCCCAGGCCTGGGATGAGCCTTGCGCCCAGCTTACCACCGAGCTTGGCTGCACCTCTCGCTCCAAGTCTCTCCAGAGCCGATCCAGCGGCTCTGCCAGCCGCTTCCCCACCAGCGGCCATACCCTTGTTCAAAAGCCTTGCAGAGCTCGTTGCAGCCCGACCAGCGCCTCTTGCGGCAATCCTAGCACCCTTGCCGGCAATTCTGAGACCCGCCTTACCGGCTCTATACGCGGCATAACCACCAGCAGCGCCTTCGATCAATCCTTCTGGAGTAAGGTCAAGAACATCTTTGATGATGTCGCTGAGTATCCCACCACCGGCATCAGCTTTTTTTTCAGTTGGAGAGGCAACGGTGCCAACGTCCGCGCTCTTACCTCTACGGAAAAAGGATCTTGTCTTTTCTTCTTGGGCGCGACGCTTGAGATCCGCATACAACTCATCGATCTGACGATCATGGCTTTCAACCTTATCGCGCAGCTGATCAAAGTTGGCATGGTATTCATCCATCTTCTTGCTGACAAGGTTGACGAGATGAACCTGCTTACGGTTAGTCTCAGAAGCAACATCGGTGATTGCTGACTTGACATTGCCAGCAAGATTTTCTACCTTCTGATCAATCTTGACAGCAAACGTGCTGAGAATATTGATCTGTGAAGTGATCGTCTGGAAGTTGGCATGAATGTTGTCTGATTCAGCAGAGACGTCCAGCAGATCGCGTGTTTCTTCTACGATCTCAGCGGCAGTATCCTTGCCTAGATCATTGAACTCACCACGAAAGGCAACTCTGGCGACGATGTCCTTGACGTTACGCGCGTAATCAGAATTGTCAAATCCAAACGATGACTCTCTTGACGAGAAAACCCTTTTCAGGCTTGCAAAGCTGGTATCGGCAGGCGGAGGCGTTTCAGTCGTTTGCTTAGGTACTGTGCGTGAACGCTTCTTGGCCGCCGTAATGGTGTCCTTGCTCAACGCAGTCTTAGCCAAGCCTTTAAGACCGGTTACTGCCATCTCTGTGACTGTTTTATTAGCCATTATCGGTTACTGTCTTCCTCAACCTTTTGTTTGATTAGATCAATATAGACGTCGCGTTCCCATGGCATCAGCGCTTCGATTTCTTGAATGCTGAAGTTGTACAATTGTTTCAGATCAAAGTTGTTCTTGTAGAAGTTTTGCAGATTATTGTGTTGTGTCAAAACGTAAAAAAATCGGTTAGCTTATCAAGAACGTTGGTACGCTCTTGTCCCTTACTATTGGTGAACTTCACTTCGTAATAGATCTTTGGTAGATTGTTGAAGTAGGAAACTACTTTGTTGTAGGTTTCCAGATCCAGACCATCGATGAATTTGTCAATGCTGGCGCGGGTTTCATCCTTGAATGAGTAGACCTTGTTGCCTTTGAAATAGCTGTCAAAGATGCCGGCAATCATCTCTTCCACAATCGCTTCGGCAGTTTGCGCCTTAGCTAATTTCGGAGAGTCATAAACGCTGACCTCAGGATACTTGAGCTTTAAGCCAGAATCCGGACCCAGCTTGATGACGTTGTCAACCTTTTCATCTGGAAACTTGACGGTGACATCGTTGAGATCAACAGAGAAGTTGTAAGTTGGCAACTCCATCTTATCACCTTTCTGCTTTGGCTCGTCATCCTCATCCACGTAGCTCAGCATGACCTTGGTATCCACTGAGTTGGCGCGGATCTTGACGTACAAATAATCAAGGTCAAAGATGGCCAGCTTGTTGATGTCAATCTTATCAACGATACAGTTGTTGACGATTTGTTTGATAGCTAGAATAATGCTATTGGTGTCTTGACTTTCCTTGGCCATGAGCAAGATCTTCTCTTCCTTCACCAGCATTGGACGGAGAGAAACTTTCTTTTTAGTCGATGGTATAATCTCTGTGAAGAGAGGATATTCAATTGTTGGTAGGCTCATTATTACTCCAGTATGTCGTTTTGAAACCAATCGTTGTAGGATAATACTATTGGTAATCTCATGTATGAATTGTTGTCTGCCCAAGCTACGCGAACGTCACCAATCGACTTGGGATAGGTTTCACGTAGGGTCAGCTTATTTTTAGGTTCACCGGTTTGATCGTAGATGATAACTGACGCATCGGCCACGTAGTTGTCACGATACTCAAGTTCAAAAGTCTGGCTGCGACCATTGGTACCGTTCGGTCCCTCTCTAGCATCGAAGTTGTAGATCATGCTCATCCAATCGAAGAAGAAGTTGTAGTTTGCTACATCAGCATCAAAGATGACGTCAACCTGCATTTCAGTGAAGGTCGCAAGGTTGACTCGCTGTTCAAGGGAACCATAACCATAACGCGCAGCTTGATAGGTGTTGAGCGTTACTCCAGGCATACTGGTCGATTCAACCCAATACTCAAGGGTTCGGGCGACGTTGTTGTTGGCACCTTGCATTCCTGGTGGAGTGCTAAATTCCATCAAGAATAGATTAGGCTTCAGAAGAGCTCTGTTATTGAGCTCTGCCTTGAATACACCAATGTTGAAACCACGTTGTGCCATTAATCCTGAATCCCCAATGCCTTCTTAGATTGCTGCCAAACATACTCTTTGGACTTCTTTTCGAAGCGTTCAGTTGGAAGAGTAAGAACCATTTCCCATTCCTCCGGATCCACAATATAGAACTTTGACTTCACTCCACCGCCGTTCGGCGCTTTGTATAAGTAGCGCTTCACACAAGGCTTGAAATATCTTGTACGAGACGAGCTCTTGACAGTCTTGTAGGTCAAGTTCAGCTTACGATTCTCATCCAGCTGTTTGCCTTTGTAGATCTTTTCAAGACCATCCAGAAACTTGGCACGCAAGTTGATCGGCAGATAATGCAGGTTCAAGCCTAGGAAGCCATCCTTGTAGTAATTGAGAATGATGACCAACGGAAATCTGTCGTAATAAGGCAGTGTCTTCTTGTGCTTAGGATCGTAGAAGAACATAACCAGACGACCAATGTTTCTGTTACCTAGCTGACCTCTGGAGACCAGACGTGCGCTGTCAGTGGCCATGATCTCGTTACCAGAGATGGTCTTGAGCTTCTTAGTGAACCATGCTGTAGCTTTCTTAACAGAAGTCGCAAACTGCGCAGTTTGCTCTTGATACTTCTGCATGAGTGATTTTTCTATACTCACTTGATGTTAAGTTCTTTCTCTGTCAAAACCTGGAATATCAACCCACGGCGCTTGCAATAGGCTCTGGCAGCGGCCCACTTGGCTTCGTTGACCGCGACAGTGATCGTTTCTTTCATTCGTCTTTTACGATTTTTGGTCTTAGAGACCTTCATATCCTTGAGCGGCTTGACTTCGATCATGAATACCTTGATGCCTTGCGGTGTCTTTTTCTTCACAATGAAATCNGGAAAGTAGCGGTGCAGCTTTCTATCCAGTGGTGAGATGTATTTAACCGGCATCTCCTCAGACATCCATTGTATGACGTTGGGATCGTCATCAAGCTGCATCATGACTTTGAACTCCCAACCCGATCGGTAGCAGATATTGTCTGGGTCACCGACGTATTTAGATGGATTGCGGCACTTGTATTTGCCTTGAAAATACTTACTCATCGGCAAATCTTGTCGGCTTTATGCCATCATGAACCATCTTGGCATGCCANANGACTGCCTGNTTGCGATGATCGATTGTTGGAGAGGGATGAATATGCAATCGCGCATTTTTATGCAGAATGAACTCAGTTTCATGAGGATGGTCGGACATGTGTGAAATGTAGGCACCATGAGAACCTTCCGGTACGTGGATGTGCATGATGTGTTTATAAGCCGTTGATCCAACCAATGCATGAGCAGCTTGCATTCGTTCTTCTGAAGTGGAGTTCGGGTTGCCAATGGTTCTGTGATGTTCTCTGGCATTCGGAACAATGTCGGAGCCATTGCGATGAGTGTGCAGACTGGCAGGATTGTATTTGTAAACATGCACCGATTCACCTTCGTGTCTCTTCGCGAAGGACATAGCAACATCCTGCTTTGTGCTGGTACTGGTATATGCCGGTAGATGTGCGGGTTTGACGCCTTTTACTTTCTTGTATCGCTCAGGATTACGCATCATGCCGGTATAGACATGAAGATCTTTTGGCGTCTGATGTCTCTGCAACGCATTGGACATCGCTGTGTCTTTATCTTGAAGATAATCCCGGGTTTCAGGATTGTTGAAGAAATGTGGGGATGTGCCTTGCTTTTTGTGAAATGCCATCATCGCTTCTGGATTGGTCTTAGACAAATGCTGATGAATCAGAAAATGATTCAATCTCTTCGAAGACTGTGTAAACTGTCGGATCTCACTTGCTTCTTCGTGTTGAGCAGGATCACTAGGTCTCCAATGATAATGCTTCTCTAGCTGATCTTCNGTATCGCCGCCATGCTCTCTGTTTTTTGGGATAGAGCCTTTCTTTGATTGCTTACTGAAGTAAGGAACCTGATGCTTTCTCTTTTGTGGAGGTAGGAAGGTTTTTGAAATAATCTTTTCTTCCAAGGTCTCTTCTAAGGTGCCAGGCTTGGTCATGAAACCACAGATCATGGTTTCATAAGCATCATCCGGGATNTTNTTNNCCTTNNCNGCCTTTTTGANGAAGNTNTTGAAGNTCTTAATTTTCTTGGTTTTGATGTTTTTCATCCTGGACCGCTAAATAGAAATAATGTGTACAATCAGAAGATATTTAGCGGAAATAGACAGTGCCAATCATTCCTCCTAATCTAAGAAACGATTCTGCCATCACTCAGACCACCAGAGTTTCTCAAGTCACAGCTGAGGATTTTGCAAGCAGAGTCGGTCGAGCTCGGACGAACGTTGACCAAGCGATTCGACAATATAAAGACAACTCATCAGCGGTGGGAATGATTAGATTCCCATCGTCAGAGGTAGCCAAGTATTACACGGTTCTACAAATCTCGGATTATCAGCGTACTGATTTGTTCAACG